TCCGGGGTTCAGTTGTGAGCCGCTGGCGCTTCCACATCCCACTGCAGGCCGTCGGCATCGTCGTCACGCTCGCGCGGGCCGTGCTGGTCTACGTGCTGGTCGGCATGCTCGCGTGGAAGATCGATGACATGTCGCCGCTGCACTGGACCGTGTGGCTGACCTACTGGTCGGCGATGGGATTGAACATCTTCTGCTGGGCGCTGTACACCCTGCTCGATGTCGACGGGGACGGCGCGGAGGGCCTGGGGTGATCACCTACTGGCGCGAGATCGCCATCGCCGCAGCGCTGGCGCTGGCGGGCCTGCAGACCGTGCGCCTGGCCGGCGAGGAGGCCGAGCACTTCAAGACAAAGACTGCGCACGCCGTGCAGCTGCAGCGCCTGGCCGAGCGTGCCAAGAGCGTCGCTGACGCCATCGCCGCGGCCGACGAGTCGCAGCGTCGCGCTTTCAACACCATCGACCTGCAGCGAACCCAGGAGAAGGACCGTGCACTATCCGACAACGACGCTCGCCGCGCTCGTGACATTGCTGGCGCTGGTGGGCTGCGCATCCCCGCCACCTGCCGACCCGCCAGTAGCCCCGGTGTGCCTGCGCCCGCAGCCCCCAGCGGCGTGGCTGCTCCAGCCGCCGAGATCCCTGCAGCTTTTCGACAAGAGCTTTGGGATCTCCGCGCTGCCCTGATCGTGGAGCGCGAGCAGCTGCTGGGGCTGCAGGCGTACGTCCGCGAGCTGACGGGGATGGTTGGCGGCGACGTGCCCCAGTGAGCCGCAGATGGTGCACAGGCGGGTGCCGCGGGTCATGACTTCAGGCGACGCCGCAGTGTGAAGTCGGACACGCCGAGGCGGCGCGCTGCTGCGCGCACCGAATAGCCCTCGGCCAGCAGTTCCCGAACGCGCGCCATGTCCACGACCACTTCTGGCCGGCCACGCGGGCGAAGCGCCGGTCTGCCGCAGGTGGGGCACGTCAAGGTGAACCTTTCTCGCCATGGGCGCGGGCTGCGTCGATCTGGTGTTCTGTGTTCATGATGTGTGTCGGCAGGGGGTGGTATTTAGGCCGCTTCGGCCAGCGTGTTGACGATGACGCCCAGGCGCGCTGCGTGCAAGGCGGAGACGTTCCGGGCGCCGTAGGCGATCAGCGCGATGGGCGCGCCCGAGTTCGCGGCCGCCCGCCTACCGTCCACGTAGTGGAAGTGCGGCCGGCCCTTCATGAAGCACACGGCATCGGCCACATCCCAAACGCACTCGTAGTACATCGCGGTCTCGGTGCGGGCCGGCACCAGGGCGATGCCGTCGCCGTGCTCGACCAGGCGGCGCAGCCAGCGCACTGCCTCGCGGCCGAACGGCGGGTTCAGCCAGACGCGGCCGGCCCAGGGCTGAGCCAGGCCGTCTTCGTTGATGCTGTAGTGCCGTGCCGCGGTGTCCCACGGGCGCACGATGGGCGAGCAGGGGTCAAGATCGAAGTGTCCCAGGGCCTTGACGATCTCGGGCGGCGTGAGCCACTCGTCGTGGCCGCCATTCTTCTGGTGCGACGACAGGCTCATGAGGCTTCCTTTCGGAATTTCAGTCCGTTGAACCAGCGGCGCAGCACGTAGCTGCGCACCAGGCTGATGACGGTGAACCAGGCGCCGATGGCCAGGTTGCTGCTGAACGGGATGTGGATGTCGAACAGCGGGAACACCAGCAGTTGCGACGCGAGGGCGACGAGGTAGCCAACGATCACGTTGGCCCAGGCCTCGATCAGAGATTGCAGCTTGGTTTGCATGTGTCCGGCAAGGGGATTGAAAAATCAGGTTGGCACGAATCGCAAGCCGGCGAAGCCGACGGCAAGCACGACCACTGCGACTGCCACGTAGACGATGAGCCTCATGGGGTCGCCTTGAGGAAATGGTCTTTGAACCACATTCGACTGCGGAACGATACGGCCGCTCGGTCGGCCCGCCGCCCCAGGTGAACGCGGATCTGGCGCAGTCGCTGAATGCTGGGCGGGCGCATGCCCAGCGCTTGGCGTTCATGAAACGGGTGGCTGTTCCAGCGCTCTCCGCGACGCGGCGACAGTCGGCGCATCACGCACCTCCCTGCGCCTGGGCGGCGGGCGTGATCGGCAGGCCCAGGTCGCGCAGAACGCTCTCAGGCCAGCAGTCGGGATCGATCTGCACGATGCGCAGCGCGGCTGCGCGCAGCTCCTTGCGGCGCGCGGCGTGAGTCTGAGCCGAACCCTCAAAACCAATGGAATCGGCCTCCGACTGCCAGGCGTCGTGCTGGTTTGCAAGAGCCAGCAGCACTTCGGCGTTCTTTGCGAGGGCGGCGGACTCGCCGGGCGTGAATATGATGTTCATGGCATTTCCCATGTGTCAGCGGGGAGGGTTGGCATCCTGGCTCGGCTGCTCGACGGGTTGGGCGGGTTTCATAGCGGCCAAAGCCTCCTTCCAGCCCCTACCAAACGCGACCCGTGCGTCGATGTTTTCTGGGTACAGCCGACACGCGTTGCGATTCATAAGAATCGCCATTTCCATGCTCTGCGTCGTCTTCAACTCCCCCGCCCCTGCCTGCGTGGCGGGTTGCGCGGGCTCTGCGGGCTGGGGTGCGGCGGCCAATTCGGCGTAGGCTCGATCAAATGCCCGAAGTTCATGGGGCCAGTAACCGCTATCGTCTTGCTCCGCTAGCGTCGCAATCGCTTTCCTCCAAGACAATTGGTGGGACAAGAAATCCTCCGGCATCACCCTCACCGGCTCCGCTGCTGGTGGCGCGGATGCGAGCGCTGCGGGTCGAAAACGGAAATCACAGTCTTTGCCCATGCAACTGCCGTCGAAATCCTCGATATGTCGACCGTCGGTGTGACCCGGACACTGCTTATTCGTTCTCATCGTGCGCTCCCCAGCGTGCCCAGGTCCACCGGCTTGCGCTGCACGCGGTTCGCAGGGTGGAGCAGCCAGCGCGTCCCCAGCGCAGCGCGGGCCTTGGCGGCACGACGCTCGTTGCGCTGGCGCAGTTCGGCGAGTTGTTCGTTGGTCATTGGAACACCGTCTTGTTCAGGTTGGACATCTCGCCAGAAACGACTCCCTGCGCTGTAAGATACTCATTGACCTGCGCAAACAAATGCTGATTCAGACCATCGACGATCGAGTAGGGAATCGGCCACACCTGCAGCGTGAAGCGCGCGACCGCGCTATCGTCCTTCGCTGTTTCGGCGAATCCTCGGACATGCGTTACTGCCATTTCAGTGCTCCAGTTGTTTAACGTTTATCGATCCTATCACACTCCGCGCATCTTGCGGTACTGGCTCACGGCCTTGCGCAGAGAATCCTGCGTCGCCGACTTGCTCGACAGCGCCACGGCCTGCGCCTGGTCCATCGTGTCACGCGTCACGATGCGGTGGCAGATCACCGGCACGCCCTGACCCTGGCGGCGCAGGCGCGCGTTCATCTGGTCGTACAGGTCCAGCGACCAGGTGAGGCCGAACCACACGATGATGCTGCCGCTCTTTTGCAAACCGTCGATGCCGTGCCCCATCGACGCGGGGTGGCCGATCATGAGGCGACAGTCGCCGCTGGCCCAGCGCGTCATGGCGGCCTGCAGCGCACCCTCGCTCTTGCACTCGGTCAGGTTGATCGGCGAAAGGTTAGCGAATCGCTTCATCATGCGCTCGGCGTCGCTGCGGTAGGCATAAGCGCACAGGATCTGCTGGCCATTGGCCTCGTCGATCAGCTCCTCCAGCGCTTCGAGCTTGAGGTCGTGCAGCGGCTCCCACAGCGGCAGGCCGGCGATGGGGTACACGGCACCGTTGCTGAACTGCAGGCAGGCGTTCGTGAGCGACGCCTGGTTGAACACCTCCTTCTCCTTGCCGCTGTCCAGGCGCAGGAAAAACTCCTTCTCCATCTGGTCGTAGCGGGCGCGCAGCGAGTCGGGCAGGTCCACCTCGATGTCGTTGACCATCAGATCAGGGAGCTTGATGTACTCATCGGCGCTCATCTCGATCGTGATGTCGCCGATCAACTGCTTGATGCGGTCCTCGGTGTCCTTGTAGGGGACCACCTTGCGCGATTCGTCAGCCGGCTTGCGATACCACTCGGTCATGAACTTCGTCTTCGAAGTGCCCAGGCGCCTGCCCTTGTCGACCACCAGGTACTGGCCATGCAGATCCTGGTAGCCGTTGCTGGCCGGCGTGCCGGTGAGTCCCGTGATCCAGTCGAAATGCGCGATCGGTCCGGTCACTGTCGTCACGTCGTTCTTGGTGTGCACCTTGACGAACGACTTCACCCTGCTCGTTGTGCTGTTCTTCATCTTGCTGATTTCGTCCCACACCAGACCGTTGAATGGCAACGGTCGATTCTTCGAGACGTAGTAGGTCTGCAGCACTTCTGCGAGCCACCCCAAGTTCTCGAAGTTGATCAGGTAGACGTTCGCTGGTCGCAACAGGGCGCGCGTGCGCTGGTCTTTCGTGCCAGTCAACAGACTGAACGTGAGGTCTTTCGTGTGGCTCCATTTCGCAGCCTCCTGGCGCCACACGAGTCGGCACACGCGGATGGGTGCCACGATGACAACCGCGCGCAGAAAACCGACACCGATGAGATGCGCAATGCTGGTGAGTGTGATGATCGTCTTCCCCAATCCCATGCTCAGCCAGAGCATCGATTCAGGATGAGTGCATTGGTGAGTTACGGCACGCTGTTGGTAGTCGTGCATCAGGTTCGGGGTCAGCATGTCAGCCCATCTCGTCAGTGACGCGCTTCGCATCGTCTACGTTGTCGACCACCTCGACCGTGAACCCCATCTCGCGCAGGCGCGCGTGCTCGCGCTGCTGCGGCACGGTGGGCTTCTGGCCGCCGCGCTTGTACTCCACGAAGCGGATGTACTTGGCGATGATCGGTCGCAGCAGCTCGGGGATCGGCGCCAGGTGCAGGCGGTCGGGCACGAAGGCGTGGCCGGGGCTGGTGAACTTCATCTGCCGGTGGCCACGGTCGCGCGCGTAGTCACCACCGCGCTTCTCGATCTCTTTTTCCAGCAGGTCAGCCACGGTCCATCTCCTCCATCGCGCGCTTCAGATACACCGCCTGGTCCAGACATTCCTCGTAGGCGTGCTGGAGCCACTGGCGCAGCGACAGCGGGTTGTCGCGCACCGTGGTGTTGTACTTGGCGATGCCCTTGGCCTGGCGCTCGGCGATGTCGCGGCACACGGCAGCTTCGGTGCCGGTGGGCGCGACATTCATCGCCTTCGCCCAATTGGGGAACTTGGACCTCGTCATGCCGGCACCTCGTTGTGAAAGTACACCATCGGCAGGGGCTCCAGGTCCAGCGCGTCGGCGGTGAACTTGCGACCCCACCACTGATCATCGATCGTGCGCACCTCGACCCGCTGACCGGTCGCCAGTGCGATGACCTTCTCGCCGCGCCATGAGTAGGCGTGGCCTTGTCGTGCTTGAATTTCCATGGCCTTATGATAAACGATTAACGAGCTTTTCAACCTCGCGGATGAAATATTCGTGGTCCACCGCATCACGGTCGGCGTCCTTGATGTCGTTGCACACGCGCACGTTCCAGCCGCTCTCGACCCCGATGCGCCGATGCTCGGTCTTGCCCTTGAGCGGCGGCATGATCTTGAAAAGACGCACGCCGTCCTTGGCGATGTGGTAACGGGTGGTGTTGGGCAGATATTCGTGGTCGACTGAACCGTGAACGGTAGTTACGCAACCGATCAGCCGGCTCGTGCGCGGCACCTTCACGCGCGACAGGAAGTCGTAGATGTCAGGCCAGTTCTCCACCGTCTCGCGGATCGGCGCGCCCTCCAGCAGCACCTTCTCGGCGACCTTGGGCACGACCAGGCAGCTGTGGTTCTGGTCCCAGCGCAGCCGGCCGCCATCCTTCTCGTGCTTCCACTCGTAGGCGCCGATGCGCTTGACCTTGCCGTTCGTGTAGCGCGCGAGGTAGTTGTTCACGTCGCGGATGCACATCACGTCGTACTCGGCGAACTCCATCTTCAGCTTCGTGATGCCCTCCCACCAGGTGATCACGGCGGCCAGGTGCGGCCGGTGCACCTTGGGGCACACGACGGTGATGCCGTCGGTGTTGGCCTGGATGACGCGCAGGCCGGTGATCTTGATCAGCTGCTCGACCAGCAGGCACAGCAGCAGCTGGCCGTTGAGCGTGGTCTGCATCGTCATCATCGGGTCGAGCAGGGGGCTGAACTGGTTGTTCGAGTTGCCATAGGCGCCGTTGCCGGCGAGCTTCAGCGCCTTGTTGCGCGCCGTGCCCTTGGCATGCTTGGACCGCTCGTCCTTCAGGCCCGCGTAGATGGTGCTGAACACCTCGGGGTAGTGCGCTGGCTTGAACCCCTGCGCGATGGCCGTGCTGGGGTAGTAGCCCTCCACGTCGATGTCCACGATGTCGTTCTCGGCGTCGGAGCGGACGATCTCGTTCTCCACCGATGCGTGGATGCCGCCCAGGCCGAACACGAAGTCGATGCCGCCCACCGCAGCCTGCACGCCCTCGAACACGCCCTTCGTCTCGGTGATCGTCTGCGCCAGCAGCCACTGGTGCACGCGGTGGAACTCGGGGTTCTCGAACCTGATCCACGGCAGGATGGCCTCTCGCAGTGCGATGCTGGCGCGCCGGGTCTGCCGGGGCTTGCGACCCTCGGGGCCGTAGGTGTAGCACTGCACGCCGGCGGCCTCCAGCCGGCCCAGGAAGAACTCCACGCCGATCTTCACGTCCGAGAACGACAACCAGTCTTTCCCGGGGTGTTCGGCCAGAAGCTCCTCGCGGAAGCGGATTGCGTCGAGCGAGTGGTGATAGAACTTCTTCGTCTCGCTCACGTCGTGGGCGTTGTAGCTCTTGAGGATCGGCAGCTGCTCGCGCGTGATGATCGTACCCACGGGGATCGGCATGTCCTCGACGTGATCCGACTTCATGACGAACTCCAGCGCCTTCAGGCTGGTGCGGCGCGCCCGGTTGTCGAAGTGGTGGATCTTGAACAGGTCGATCTGTTCCACGATGCGGTCATCGCGGTAGACCATGTGCATGAACTTGTTGCCCTCGTCATCGTCATCACGCGAGCCGATGATTGCCATGGCCTTGGCGTAGAGGGTCGGTGCGTCGGCATGGCCCATCTTCATCAGGGTGTGCAGGATGGGGTAGTCGAACCCGAGGTTGTTGTACCCGACCAGGCGGCCGCCGTTGGACGCGATCCAGCGCACGAAGCCGATGATCTCCCGTGAGTCGTTTCGCCAGGGGCTGATCTCGAATGCCCACTTGAAGGGCATCCAGCAGTGCTCGAACGCGATCGTGAAGACGTTCGGCATCGTCTCCTCGTCATACGCGAAGTCGTTTTTCATGTGTGCTCCAGGGACCGCACCTTACGGGTGCGAGTCGTCGGCGATCAGCTGCCGAAGAACGACGGCATCGTGGCGGGTGCGCCGAACGTGGGAGGTGCGGGCATCGCCGGGGCGGCTGCAGGCGTGGCGCCGAAGAAGCCGGGCACGCCGCCGGCCGGTGCTGCTGCGGGAGCTGCCCCGAAGAACCCAGGAACGCCTGCCGGCGCAGCGCCAGCCACAGCGCCGAACATCGGTGTGGCGTCAGGCTGCGCATCACCGAAAGGCTTGTCGTCACGCAGGAATTGCACCGCGATCAGATCGCAGCGCACGCCTCGGCCGTGAGTGTTCTCCTGCAACCACAACTTGATCGCAGCATTGACGCGACAGCCGCCGTAGAGCTTGCGCGCCACGGCTTGGTACTCCATCGTGTTCATCGGATCGACGGCGGAACCGTCGGCCTTGATCATCTGCGGCGCACCCTTGTCGCTTTTCTTGCTTGCGCCGATGGCCACCATGCCCTCGTAACCGTCGTACACGCGCAACGTGTTCTTGTCCACGCGCTCGCTACCCTGCGCGAAGCAGCGCAGCCGACGATCGGCGTTGATCATCTGCATGATCTGGTTGGCATGAGCCTTCCACTTCTCCTGCGCCATCGCGGCGTAGGTCTGCATCACTTGTCCGAAACCGGGATGGTTTGGCGGCATGATGAAGTCGGCCTCGTAGGTAGGAACCTTGGTCGGGTCGGTCTTGTTCTTCTTCGGCTCGATGAGTGCCGGGAAAGAGAGGCGAACGTCGGAAAGAAAAATGATGTCGGACATTTGGTACTTTCGATTTGCGTTTAACGACTTACTTCTGAACCTGCATCCACGCCGGCACCTGCATCCAGTCGGGCACTGCTGCCGCTTCCGGGGCTGGTGCAGCGGCGATGGCTGCGGGCTCCTGTACCGCGCTGAACAGGGGCGCGGCGCCCCTCACGACGGCAGGCCGTGGGTCGCTTTCCAGAGCGATCGTGAGCTTGCCGCCGAGCTTGGAAATGTACTCCGCTTCCATGGTCTTGAGTTGGCGTTCGGACAGCGTTTTCTGCGTGCCGTCGCGCTTCACCCAGGTGAGTTTCTTCGCCTGGGCGGGACTGACCACCGAGGTCTTGTAGATCGCGTCCTTCGGCACGCCCATGCCCTTCAGCTTCTCGGCGATCTGATCCTCGGGCAGATTCCACACCTGCGAGCCGCGACCGTTGACCAGCTTGAGGCCGGGCAGGGCCTTGCCGGATTCCAGGCGGCGCTGTGCCTCCTCCTCGGCCTGCTCGATGGTCTGGCGCAGCATGGGTGCCGCCTCCAGGATCTCGCGCAGGCGCTCATCGGAGAGCGTCGCCACGTCCTGGCTGGCCAGCTGCGTCGTGGCGTCGATGGTGGCCGGCAGCGCAGGCGCGGCCGGGTCGGGTGTCGGCAGAGCCGACGGGTCGATGGTTGGGAATTGCACGCCTGCTGCTTTCATTGCACGTTGTGCTCGCGCGCTGCAGCCCTTCGCAGGGCAGTAGCGGCACTGCTTGTCACCGGGGACCAGCGGCGCGTCGGCGGGGAACGTCGCCGTGCCGCCAGCGTTGTACGCATGGCCCAGCGCCAGCACCTGCGCGGTCGTCCGCTCACAGGCGCTGATCACCGGCAGGTTCTTCAGCGCGAGCTTTGGCTGGATGATGACGGTCTTGACGAACTGGAACTGGTTCGGGTTGTCAACCTCGGCCAGTGCGCCCAGCGCGTACAGGTCGAGCTGTTCGTTGTCCTCGGCCGGGACGGGGTTCATGCCGTCCTTGTAATCGATGATCTCGAACATCGCGCCGCGGTAGATGCGGATGTCCACAGTGCCCGCCTGCTCGTGAAAGCCGGTGAACTTGTGGGGGTCGACCCGCTTCTCGGACAGCACCTTGAAAGTGCCGTTCAGGGAGCGCTCGCGGATGTAGTCGATGGCGACCTTCACCCGCGCAGCACGCTCCCGATCAACGACAAACGAGCCGTCGTGGTCTTGGAGCGTAAAGCCGACCATCTCGTTCGGATCGATGATGCGAGGGCTGATGCAGTGCTCCAGCAACGTGTGGCTGTGCGTGCCGTCGACAGCAGCCGGGCCGCTGGGGGCCTCGGGGTACTTCGCGGCCTCACGCACGGAGCCAGGGCACCGCATCCAGCGATGCGCGCTGCTCGGGGAGAGCTTGGCGTGGGTGGTCACACCGCGCCTGCCTTCTTCGCGGCCTTGTAGACCGCGCGGCCGCAGTCCGACACCAGCGTGCGTGTGCCCATCGAGAACCGGTAGCGCGTCTGGTTGTACTCGACCTCACGCGGATCGATGCCCTGCTGGCGCAGGTTGGAGCGCAGTTCCTTGCAGCGCTTCGCGTTCATCGCGGACCTCCCCACGATGGAGCCGGCATGCTGGGAGCCATTGGAGGAGCGGCAGGTTTCACGGGCCGCGGGCGCTGAATGCCGACCACGTAGTCGATCAGTTCGCGCACCGCTTCACGGCGAGCACCTTCGCTCATCTGCTCGTCGCGCTCGGCTTGTTCCAACTGATCGCGCAGGCTTCGCACCTGCTCGACAGCTGCGTCGTGCGTCGCTGTGGCGTTCTTGAGCGCCAGCGACAGGAACATCAGACGGTCGGCGTCCATCTCAGGCACCCGCCTTCAGCGCTTCGACCTGCTGGTAGAACGCGCCGTACTGCTCGGGCTTGAGGTCGTTCATGTTCGTGACACCCATGCCGGCCAGGATCACGGTGCCGATCTTGCCGCCCTTCTCCGCGCCCATCGCGTTGTACGCGGCGGCCGTGTAGTCGAACAGCTGCTGCTGCGTGCTGAACGGCGCAGCGGCGGGGGCAGGTGCCAGCGTGGCCGTGGGCATGAAGCTGGGCGCGCCAGGCATGGCGTTACCAGGGGATGTCGTCGCACCAGCGGCAAAGGTAGCTTGCGCCGCAACCTGCGGTGCCGAAGTGGCAGGGCTCGCCAAAGGGGCGGCCACCTGCAAATGCTGCACCGGCTGGCCCAGCTGCGCGGCGTGGGCGCGCAGGGCCTCGGTGTTGGCGTTCATGGCGGTGATCAGGGCGGCGATGGTGTTGTCGAAGGACATGGATTGGCTCACTTGGTTGCGATGGTGGTGGTGACGAACTGACGCAGCACGGCGGCTGCACCGCCTTGCGGCTTGGCGATCTTGGTGAACTTCTTGTGCTCCGCGTCATTGACGCGCACGCCGAGCATCTTGAGGCGAGGCGGGGCTTTCGCCTTCTTCGCCGGGGTAGTGGACATTGGGTTTCTCCTGTGGTCCGGTCGGTGAGCTTGCAGTTTAACGTTAATCGGTGCGACAATGCAAGCACCGTTAAACAAATTTGTGGAGAAGATGATGAGCACCAGAACCGAGATGGCGAAATCTGTCGCTGATGGCTACGAGCTGATGGCCAGCCTGCTGGAGAACGAGCGGCCAGGGAAGAACCTCCAGCTCATGATGCAGGCGGCTATCATCTCGCTCCTTCGTGCGCGAGCTTCCGACCACCTTCAGATCGCCCAAGAAAAAGCCCCGGATCGTGAGAACCGGGGCTGAACAGGTGGACCGCGAAGACCCCTGGAGCAAGCAAGACAGGACATCAGTATATGACAATCGTGACCCAGCACCCCGCATCGGTTGACGCCTATCTCCGACACGGGATGCAACTCGTGGCCATCCCACCCTTCTCGAAGGGACCAGCGCACCACGGGTGGAACGAGCGGGGCAGCTTGCTGCCCGACCACACCCTGCTTCCGCCCGGCTGGAACATCGGCCTGGCCCACGCCTACAGCGGCACCATGGCCATCGACGTGGACGCATGGGACCGCGCAGCTGCCGAGCTGGCGATCAACGGCATCAACCTGCAGAGCCTGTTCGACGCACCTGACGCGGTGGTGATCGACTCAGGCCGGCAGGGGCACGGCAAGCTGATCTATCGCATGCCGTTCGGGCTGGCACTGCCGAGCTACAAGTGGATGGATGACCGGCTGGACGAGCACGGTGAGAGGGAGCGGTACAACTACCTGGATTTCCGCTGTGGCACGGCCAACGGGAAGACGGTGCAGGACGTGCTGCCGCCATCGATCCACCCGCTGACCGGCAGGCCGTACCAGTGGGCCGGCGGTGGACACTGGACCCGCCTGCCGCAGATCCCCGAGACGCTGCTGGCGCTGTGGGTGCGCGAGATGGCGCGGGCCAACGAGCGGCCGGCCGCGCCGACTGGCCCACTGAGCGCCGACTGGCAGGAGATCGATGCAGCGGTCAACGCCATCAGCCCGGACTGCTCGCGCGAGGAGTGGGTGCAGGTCGGCATGGCGCTGCACGCTGCCGGCGTCGAGCTGGGCCAGGAGGCGCACGCGGCGCACGTATGGCACACCTGGAGCCAGCGCAGCAAAGCGAAGTACCCTGGCCCGCGGGAGATGGAAACCCAATGGCGCAGCTTCAGCGTGAACAAGGCGAACCGGGTCAGCCTGGGCACGCTCTACCACCTGGCCGGGCTGGCCGGCTGGCGCAAGCCGACACCGGACGCGGCGGCGCTGTTCGCCAACGTGGCGCCGGTACAGCCTCGGGTGCTCACGGCCAGCCTGAACCCGCCACCGCCGCAACTCGACTTCTCCCTGATGCCGCCGGTGCTGGCGCAGGCTGCGCAGGACATCGGCGCGTCTGTGGGGTGTGACCCTTTGGTCCCACTGTTCGCGGGCCTGGCGGCCATCTCCGGGGCCGCTGACGCACGCACGCGGCTGGAGCTGCGCCCAGGGTTCAAGGTGCCCCCGGTACTGTGGGCCATGACCATCGGCGACCCCGCCGACAAGAAGTCCCCGGGGTCCAAGCCCATGTTCGAGGTGCTGCAGGAGATCGAGCGCGAGGACCGGGTACGCTACCAGCAGGCCATGCAGGTCTACGAGGCGCTCGAGGCCCGCCACGAGGCGGCGAAGAAGGCGTATCTCGACGCTGCCAAGGACACCGAGACGCTGCTGGCCGGCGAGCTGCCGCCCGGCTACGGCGAAGCCCCCAAGATCCCCGTGCCGTTGCGCCTGGTGGTGCAGGACGTGACGAGCCAGAAGCTGGTGCGCATCTGCGCCGACGCGCCGCGCGGCGTGCTGTGTTACCTCGACGAGATGAACAGCTGGGCCGCCAAGCTGTCCGACCCGCGCAGCGGCGAGCACAAGTCGACATGGACGACGGCGTTCGAGTCCTCCTATCACAAGATGGACCGCGTGGGGGCAGGCGAGATCGAGGCCGACAACTTCGCCGTGAGCATGTACGGCAACATTCAGCCGCGCGTGTTCGCAGAGCACGTCGGCAAGCTGTCAGAGGACGGCCTGCTGCAGCGCTTCATTCCGATCCAGTTGCGCGGCGAGATGACGCGCCTGGGCTCGCCGTCGCGCGAGCGCATGGTGTCCAAGGCCGCGTTCGACATGATGGTGCGCAGCGTGTACGGCCTGCCGGCCATGACCTACAACATGAGCCCAGGCGCGGAGGCGCTGTACGTCGAATTCCAGAAGTGGTATCACCAGCGCCTGAGCGATGAACGCTTGATGAAGCCCAGCGCGATCTACATGCAGGCGTTCGGCAAGATCGAGGGTCTGGTGGGCCGCCTGGTGCTGCTGATGCACATGATGCTGGAGCCGTTCCAGATCAACGTGTCCGAGGAGACGGCGCGCCGGGCCATCGACATGGCTACGAGCTACCTGATCCCATCGATGCGGCACATCTACAACGGAGAGATGGTGGGCGCGAACTCGCTGGACCAGTGGATGGCTGACTTCATCATCCAGTACGCCGACCGCGACAAGATCACCATGTCAGAGATCAAGCAAAGCGCGCGCCGGCAGCTAGAGGGCATGGGGCCAGCGCAGGCCACATCGGCGATCCTCGGGGCCATGTGGCGCGTGCAGAGCCTGAGCTGGGTGGCGCGCATGGACGACAGCACCGCCGAGCACAGGGGGCACGCCGAGTGGGCAATCAACCCGTCGATCCGCCAGCAGTTCGCCGAGCACCGGCTGGAGGTGATCGCAGCGAAGCAGCGCATGATGGACTACGTGTCGCGCAACGCGGCCGTGCCGTTCAACGTGCACGGACATGAACTCTTGACAGGGACCAACGGATGACAATGGCAGCAGAGATGCGCGAGCGGATGATCACCGCCATCAAGGAGCACGGTCCGCTGACCGTGCGCGAGCTGGCCGAGTGGCTGCAGCGCGACATGAGCAAGGTCAACGAGTCCATGTGGCGTGCGCGCAAGACCCACGGCACGCGCTACTTCCGCGTCACCGGCTACCAGCGCCAGCAGGGCAACAGCGGCCGCGAGGCGCGGGTCTATGGCCTCGGGCCAGGCGAGGACGTGCGCAAGCCTGTGCTGGGCGCCAAAGCGCGCCAGCAGACGCAGTACCGGTACTTCGAGAAGAACCGAGCGCTGATCTACGCGAAGAAGAAGGTGCAGCGCCGCAAGACCCCGTTCGTGAACAGCGTGTTCGGATCGATGGTAGCCGTAATGGCCGGCTGAGAATTTCATTCCCCGCGGCAGGGTGGGGGATGCTCCAGACGTGAAAACGCCCCGGCGGGAAACTTGTTCCTCCGGGGCGAAGTTCTTTTAAGGGGTGCTACACGTAGGCTTCGTAAATCTCCCCCGTCACGATGAACGGGTAGCCGTACTGAGGCGCGCAGGACCAGAGGAAATGCGAAACCCGAGCCGTCCAGCGCCAGCGGAATTTCTCAGTACTGATGTGACGCGATGGTGAACAGAGCGACACGGATAGTAGGTCATAGCACCAGCGCCGACGCATCACACGCCTCCGGTCATCCAAGCCGGCAGCGCAGCCGCGGCAGGCTGCGCGGAGATGCAGACGTGCTGAACCGCAGAGTGCGGGCAGCCTTGATCCTCGCACAGAGGTTCCGGTGCAGCCTTCGCCTTGCGCGGCTTGCGGACCTTCTCCGGCCCGCCCATGGCCACCGCTGCCGCCACCAGCTCGGCGTGCATGTCAGGCATGCGCGTTTCGACCAGCTGCAGCACGTCGAACAGGCGGCGCGTGCTGCTGTCGGGCTGGCGCGTGCCGTTCTCCCACTTGCGGTAGGTGGTCACCGGAGTGCCGAGATAGGCGGCCATGCCGGCCTCGCCGAGCGACAGGCGCGCGCGCCAGGCTTTCAATTGGTCATTGGTCATTGATTTTCCCCATGGGTTCAGGTTCGTGGAAATTGGCCAGAACGTCAAGGATGATCCGTTGTGCTTTTTCATACTCGCGCTGATCAAGCAGGTGAGCAGCTACGAGCAACGGCTGGCGATACTCGCCGAAGATCTCTTCGGTGATCATGCGCTTTGATCGCCAAACTACTTCCGATGCAGGTTGTTCATCGGATCTGTACTTGAATCTCGTTACGAAACGAGCTTCGATCAGATATTCGTTGTCTTCTCTCGCGTAGATCGTCGGTTCTCGCTTGTGCTCGGAGAAGGCTTCCGCGAAACGAAACGGCTCCAATCGCATGTACCGTTTTCCGGTGTCGTGGTGGCGCAGGGCTTGTGCGAGCTTACTCATGATGGATCGATCTCCAAGGGGAACATGCGCCGCAGGTCCGCGGCTGAAAGGAACTCCATGCGCTCGGCCAGCGGCAGGCCGGCGCGCGTGGCTGCGTAGTAGTGGGCGCGACTGCTGTGCTCGCAGGCGCCACCGCCCTTGCGATGCAAGAAATGGTAGCCGCCGCAGTGGCAGACCAGGCGGCCGCGCTTGTCACGCTGGCTCATGACGCCAGCACCACAACGCCACCGATGCACGCTGTAGCGATGGTGCACAGCGGAGCGATCCAGCGCCAGCCCATCTCGCGAACGATGGGGAGCATGAGCATGCCGATGCACCACCCTGCGACAGTGCCGAGAATCTGGCAATAAATCGTTGTCATCACCGCCCTGCCTTCTTGAGCATCGCCATCGTGCCGGACTCCTCCAGCCGTTCGAGCAGGCGGGTGGCCACCACCGCTGCCCCGAACGCTTTCTGTTCATCGGAGCCGTAGGAGTTCAGCACCTTCGTCAGCGTGTTGATCAGCGCCAGGCAGTCCGCGCTGCGCTGCTCGATGCGTTCGGCCATCGTGCGGTACATCGAGCCGGGCGACGTGCGGCGTGCGCACTCCACCATCTCGGCATCGGTCATGTCTTGGAGCATGGGCATGGTGATCCTCAGCGCGGCAGGTTGGAGTCGAACCCGGACGGCTGCGCATCGTCAGGCTCGGGGAATTCCTGCAGCGAATCTTCGACGCCGCAGGACCAGATCCACGCGGCCACGACGATAGCCAGCACGTAGATGAGGGCGTAGACCATGTATTCAGTTGGCATTGCGTTGCTCCTTCAGGTGGTTGATTGCCAGCTCGATGCGCTCCATGCGCTTGATCTCGCGCAGGCAGCGCGTGCGGATCTCCTCCGCGTTGCGCCGCAGGCCGCGCATGATGTCTTCGCCGGCATCGAGGCGCACTGACATGTAGTAGCCGCGCTGCTCGTCGTGGTCTTCGATCTGCACGTACTGCGACTGTGCGATGTTCAGGGCGGTGACTTGCATGGTTACTTCCCGGTGAAGACGAACACGCTCGTGCGACCGTCGGACAGCGTACCCTGCACCAGCTCGCCGGACCATCCGAGCTTGGCGCACAGGCGCATGGCTGCGTCGCTGTGGCGCAGATCCTGCGGCATGCCGTGGTCGATGTCGACAGTGATTGAGCCGGCTTCGGCGGTGGCCTTGAGGCGCGAGCCGCGCATGTCGGTCGGGCCGATGTACTTGACTGTGATGGCTTGCATGGTCATTCTCCCTTCGCGTCGGCCGCAGCCTGGCGCTGTGTGAACTCGATCCCGTCGATGAACGCATGCATGCGGTCCCACAGCTCGCGTTTGGGGACATGCCCGCCGCCGATGGGCGTGCTGACGCCACCGCTCGTGTTGCTCATGCGGTGCAGGCACACGCCACCGTAGGAGTGGCTGATGTGGAAGTTGCCGACCTGTGCGCGGCCCCTGTTGGGCTGACCTTCGACCCACGGTGCATAGGGCTCCATGGGTGAGCCGGTCAGCTTGTTCAGGCGCTCGCAGAGGATGCGCAGGTCGGTGTCGGTGATGCGTTGGGCCATGTCTAGCTCCTAGGGGTGGCCGCTTGCGCGGCCGGGTTGGTGATCAGCCGTTGATCGTGACGTTGTTCAGCATGTTCTCGGTGATGCGGTCATCCATCCACAGCTCGTCGATGAAGATCGAGAAGAACTGGCGGCGCGCCGGCTCGTCGGTGCGGTATGCGGGCACCTCACAGCAGCGGCGAATCCATGCGCGGCGGAAAGCGGCCCGCACTTGGCGCTGGTTCATCTTCGGTTGTTGGGCCATGTCTAGCTCCTGGTGTGTTGCGGTGAATGAAGTATAACCCATTGGGTGAGACATGCAAGGACTATCTTCAATGACCCAGTGGGTTAGAAGGTTACTCGGCGGGGAATCAGCCAGGTTTCGAGCCAGGCGGCGTAGGCGCGCTGCGGTGTCTCGCCTCTCCCCGTCACCCGATACGGCCTGAGACTGGAGCAGAACCATTGCCCATCGCTCCTGTACAGCAGTGGCCTGGGCACGGGCGGCAGTGGCGCGCGTGACGTGGGGTAACGCCAGATCGGCGCGCGCGAGGGTAGAAGTGCCATGGCGTCAGTCCATGCGAACGGGCAGGCCCATGGCGCGGCGCTGGCGCGCGGCCTCCTCGGCCTGCTGCTTCTCCTCCAGCGTAGAGAACGTGCCAAGGTGCACGCTGCGGCCAAGGTTGCTGTCCCACAGGAACGCGCGGTAGCTGCGCGCCGTCGAGCGGCGCTGGCGCATGTGCACCGCACCTGCAGGCTCCAGCGCGGGCTGGTGGATGCGCTTCATGCTCGCGCGGGTCTTCATGGCCTGTGCGATGTCGACAGGGCGCGTGACGGGCTCAGGCGGCGCGCAGTGGTGGTTGTACAGCGCCTGCACCTCATCGTCGAGCTGTGCGTCGATGTAGGCACGAGTGAGGAACGCTCGACCGGTGGTCATCAGGGCCAGGGTCATGCGCTCGCGCTCCGGGCTGCTGGCGCGCGCGGGTGCTGCTGGCGCAGCAGAACCAAACATCGCGGACTTGTAGACATGCAGCGCACCAGGGTCGAGCTGGCGCGCGGTAGCGCATGCGGCGACGGCCTGCGCTTCGCTGGCGGCTTCAAATGTGCCAAGGTAGGCATCACCCTGGTAGACATCGTGACGCTCGATGGTGGGGCTGCTGGACGCGTGCATGACGGGCTCGGGATCGCCAGCAGGAACAGCGACCCAGTTGATGGTGCTGCTGTTGGTGCGGCTGGCTGATTCGACGATGGCCGCTTGCGCGGTCAGTGCTTCGACTCTGTGTTGAAACGAATAGGTGCTGTCACCTGGTTCGTAGACATCGAATTGCATTGGGTGCTCCTGTGTTGCGGTGGCTGGATTGTTCAATGGTTCAATGGGTTTGTCAACTCTCACGCACTCACTTGATCACGCACGCACTCGCTGTACAGGATCGGGGATAGTTGGTTTTGGAAATCACGCACAACATCGTATTTCTACAACCCCTCTTGATCGCATATGGAAAGATGCACCGTGCGTGCGTGATCAAGTGCGTGAGTGCGTGCGTGATGGCCCACCGGGTCAAAGTTTCCGACAAACGGTAGTCCAATGGGTCAAACGTGCAGTACAATGGGTCACCGCAACAACTGACCCACTGGAGCTAAACATGACCGCATATCAAACATGGCACAAAGAAGCACGCAACGCGATCAATGAGGGCCGCAAGTTCTCGATGATCCCAACGGGTAAGCGGGTCAGCTTGGCCGATGTGATCGAGAAGCTGAAGGGCTGACCCAGCGGGGCGCGAGCCCTTGCCCCATTGGCACAGTGACCCACTGGCCTGGCCACATGCTAGATAGGGCCAGTGGGTTGAGTGCGGCCAGGTGCCGGGGGGAGCCCCCACGCCGCCGCGCCGTGCTGGTCAAGGAGGTACTCAACCGACTCAGCGCTCCAACGAAACTGAAAACCCATTGGATCATGTAACTAAGAACCCATTGGGCAACACATGAAAGCGAGAAGCTGTGATACCCTGTTTCCTTTTCAACCGAGGATCGTCATGACCAAGAAAGTACGGATCGAGAACGCCGACACGAGCAGCCACAAGGTGCGCGTGTTCACCGAGGACAAGGGGCCGGATGGCGAGTGGAAGCGTAGTGAGATGCAAATGCCGGTCGACCTGAACACGCCGACCGCGCTGACCGAGCAGTACATCCACTCGACTCGTCGGATCGTGATCGAAGAAGGCTGATACAGTGGACCGGTGGGCTGTGGCGGGCGGCAAACCTCTTCGTCGCATTCCAACGAGTGCCCTGCCGCTGGACATAGCCCACACCCTCGTCTCCGCTCGTCCTACACCACCGAGCCAGCGCAGCCACGCTAAACTCTCGGGATGGACCACCTCCACATCGTCACGCCCGCCCCCGAGCAGCAGCCGCTGCCCCTGCCGGCGTGGATGATCGACCCCAACGCGCCACCGTCAGCCCTCAAGGCCCTCCGGCGCGAGAACGAGGTCACGGTGTTCGAGGCCAAGTTCGACCACATCATCACGCAGCTGGCGTGCGGCCAGCCGCTGAAGTCGCTGCTCGGGGACGACCCGCGGAACCTGGACTACGCTCGTTTCCTCGCCTGGGTGCTCAAGGACGACAGGCGCAAGGAGCTGTACTACGACGCGCAGCGCATCGCCGCTGAGCTCATCTCGACCCAGATGCTGGACATCGCCGACGCCAGCGACGCCCTCGAAGACGTTCAACGATCCACGCTGCGCATCAACACGCGCAAGTGGTACCTGGGCGTGCTCGACAGGAAGCGCTTCGGCGAGGTCAAGCAGATCGACCAGACCGTCACCATCGACATGGTGGGGGCCATGGAGGCTGCACGCGAGCGCGCCAGCGCCCGTGCGGAGATCATCGACGTGCAACCGAAGGAACTGAAATGACCAAGGAAACGAAGACCCAGGCGCAGCAGGCGAACTACGACCAGCTGAAGAAGCTGTCGGCAGAGGACGCCAAGCAGGACCGCGAGCGCGCCGAGAAGGAAGCCGAGGGCCGCCGCGTGAAGCAGGGCCAGGAGAACGCCGACGACAGCAAGGGCGACCCCAGCGGCCCGCCCTACACCACCAAGCGCGAGGACCAGGGCGACACGACCGCGGTGCTGGACGCCGACGGCAAGCCCGTCGAGGTGAACGTCGAGGCTGCGAACACCACCGCGACGCTGGCCCGCCAGGGCGCCCTCGAGGAGAACCCCGCCACCCGCGCCCTGCGCGAGCAGGACATGCGCCGCGCGGCCGGCTCGCACGTCGTGAACGCCGACGTGGCCGCGGCCGCCGAGCAGGCGCGCCAGAACGAGGTGGTGCCGGCCGACGGCGGGCAGGACGACAAGGACCACAAGGGGGAGAAGAAGTAGGGTACGATGGGGCCGCCCTTGATCGGGCAGTCTCCCTACCCCTTGGGCCACCGCGATCCGGTGGCCTTTTTCTTGGGCGGCGCTACACTCGGGCGATGAGCCGCACCGCCCCAGCCGCGGCGGGACCGAACGAGCAGCAGCTGCTCACGGACCTGCTGTCGTACCAGCACGACCCGTTGGGGTTCGTCCTCTACGCGTTCCCGTGGGGCGTGAAGGGCACGCCGCTGGAGAAGATGAAGGGGCCGCGCCGCTGGCAGGTCGCCGAGTTCCGGCGCATCGCGGAGCACCTGGCCCTGGACCGCGACAAGGCACGCATCGGCCTGCCGCCCACGCCCCTCTACCTGGCCCTGTCCTCGGGTCGCGGCATCGGCAAGAGCGCGTTCCTTGCCATGCTCGACCTGTGGGTGATGTCGTGCTGGATCGGCGCCACCACGATCGTGACGGCGAACACGGCCGACCAGCTCAAGACGCGGACGATGGCCGAGCTTGGCAAGTGGCACACCATGGCGATCAACAGCCATTGGTTCGACAAGAGCAGCACCAGCCTGCGGCCGAACAAGTGGTTCGCGGACATCGTGTCGCAGCAGCTGAAGATCGACACTCAGTATTACTACGTCGACGCGCAGACGTGGAGCGAGGACAACCCGGACGCCTTCGCCGGTGCGCACAGCCAACTCGGCATGATGGTGCAGTTCGACGAGGCGTCGGGTATCGCCGACCCCATCTGGAAGGTGACCGAAGGGTTCTTCACCGACCTGTCGCCGCTGCGCCTGTGGGTGGTGATCAGCAACCCGCGGCGCAACACCGGCCAGTTCTTCGAGTGCTTCCACAAGAACCGCGCCTTCTGGTCCACGCGCTACATCGACGCGCGCGACGTGGAGGGTAACGACCGGGCGGTCTACCAGCGTATCGTGGACGCCAACGGCGAGGACCACGACGTCACGCGCGTCGAGGTGAAGGGGGAGTTCCCACGCACCGGGTCGAACCAGTTCATCGGGCGCGACGTGGTGGCCAAGGCCGCCGCGCGCCCGCTGTCGGACGACCCCGGCGCGCCGCTGATCATGGCGGTCGACGTGGCGCGCTTCGGCTCGAACGAGTCAGTGCTGCGGTTCCGCAAGGGGCGCGACGCGCGCAGCATCCCACCCATCCGGCTCAAGGGCGCCGACACCATGGCCGTGGCCGGCGCGGTGGCGGCGGCGATCGAGCGGCACAACCCCGACGCGGTGTTCGTCGACGGGGCCGGCGTGGGCGGCGGTGTGGTCGATCGGCTGCACCAGATGGGCTACCGGGTGCGCGAGGTGCAGTCGGGCGAGAGCGCCGACGACAAGGAGCGGTTCCTGAACAAGCGCGTCGAGATGTGGGACACCATGCGCGACTGGCTGACCATCGGCTGCATCGACGACGACGTGCGGCTGTCGGACGACCTGACCGGCCCCGAGTACAGCGTGGCGCTCAAGGGCCAGCTGAAGCTGGAGACGAAGGAGGCCATGCAGAAGCGCGGCCTGTCCAGCCCCGACGACGGCGACGCGCTGGCGCTCACGTTCGGCGGGCCGGTGGCCAGGCGCGACGCTGCGGCAGCGCGGGCGCGCGGTGGGCGCAGCCAGGAGGCGCAGTCCGATTACGATATTTTTGCCGAGGTGTGATACATTCCCGCCGCACGGAGGTTGCCCCAATGGCTTCACTTTTCAGTTCCCCCAAGGGTCCGAAGGATCCCAAGCCGCCCAGCGAGGCCACGCCCCAGGTGGAAGCCGCAGCTGACGCCGAGCGTCGCCGTCAGCGCGCCGCCAGTGGCCGCGCCGCCACGATGCTGTCGGGCGGTGGCGGCAGCGCGGCCCCCACGGTCGGCACCAAGACCCTGCTGGGCCAATGAGCGAAACCACCGACGACTTGATCCGCGTCTACGAGAACCTGAAGGGTTCTCGCGGCGTGTGGGAGCAGCATTGGGAGGAGATCGCCGAGCGCATCCTTCCCCGACAAGTCGGGTTCGTCGGTGACCGCACACCGGGCGAGAAGCGCACCCAGAAGGTGTTCGACTCCAAGCCCATGATCGCGCTGGAGCGTTTCGGGGCGATCAACGACTCGATGCTCACGCCGCGGCAGACGAAGTGGCACAACCTGCGCACGACCGACGCGACGCTGAACCGCCGGCCCGAGGTGCAGGACTGGTTCTACCAGGTCAACCAGATCCTCTACGACGCCCGGTACACCCCGGCCGCCAACTTCTCCGGCCAGAACTTCGAGCGCTGGCTATCCTCGGGCGCCTTCGGCACGGGCATCCTGTTCACCGACTTCGACGATGGGCGCGGCTCGATGCAGCGCGGCCTGCGCTACCGCTGCAACAATCTGCGCGACTGCTTCCTGCTGGAGAACCACCAGGGCGTCATCGACACGGTGTACCGCCGGCTGCGCCTGACCGCGCGCCAGGCCGCGCAGCGCTGGGGTCGGGAGAAGCTGCCCGAGTGCGTGCTGAAGGATCTGGACAGCCCGACGAAGCAGGACACGCAGCACGAGTTCGTGCACATCGTGCGCCCGCGCACTGACTACTGGCCGGGCCGCATGGACGAGCGTGGTCGGCCGTGGCAGTCCCTCTACATCCATGTGCGCGAGCGCAAGGTCATGGAGGACGGTGGCTACACCAGCTGGCCCTACTCGATCAGCCGCTACGTGACGGCGCCGGATGAGGTGTACGGCCGCTCGCCGGCCATGTCCGCGCTGGCCGACATCAAGATGCTGAACGAGATGTCGCGCACCGACATCCGCGCCGTGCACAAGCTGGTCGACCCGCCGATCCTGCTGCATGACGACGGTGTGCTCGGGGGCGGCGCCACCACGGTGAACATGAAGCCTGGTGGTCTGAACTTCGGCGGCGTGGACAAGAACGGCAACCAGCTGATCCAGCCGTTCAACACCGGCGCGCGCGTGGACATCAACGAAGCGAAGATGCAGCAGCGCCGCGAGGCCATCGACGAAGCGTTCTTCGTGACGCTGTTCCAGATCCTCGTGGACACGCCGCGCATGACCGCCACCGAGGCGCTGATCCGCGCCCAGGAGAAGGGCATGCTGCTCGCGCCCATGATCGGCCGCCAGCAGTCCGAGGCGCTGGGTCCGCTGATCGAGCGCGAGCTGGACCTGCTGTCGTTCCATCGCTACCTGCCGCCCATGCCCGAGGCGCTGGTCGAGGCCGGCGGCGAGTTCGAGATCGTCTACGACTCGCCCATGTCGCGCATGCAGCGCGCCGAGGAGCTGGTCGGCGTGCAGCGCTCCATGGAGATCCTGGCTCCGTTTGCCCAGCTGGACCCGACGGTGCTTGACGTGTTCAACACCGAGCGGCTGTCTCGCCTGACGGCTGAGGTGTCGGGCGTGCCCACCACGGCGCTCAACACGCCCGACGAGGTGGCCGAGATCCGCGCGCAGCGCGCGCAGCAGCAGCAGGCCGCGGCAGTCGTCGGCGCTGCGCAGCCGCTGGCCGGCGCGCTCAAGGATGCCGCGCAGGCCAATGCGCTGCTGCAAGGCGCCTGATGCTCAACCCGCTGCTGCGGCCGCGCCGCGCCGCCTACGCCAAGACGTTCAACACCCCTGAGGGTCGGAAGGTGCTGGCCGACCTGAAGCGCTTCTGCCGGGCCAGCGTGCCCACGGCAGACGTGAACAACATCCACACCACCTACCTGCTGGAAGGCCGCCGCGAGGTCTGGCTGCGCATCGCATCGATGCTGCAGCTGACCGACGAGGATGTCGTTCAGCTTATCGAGGAATACGAAACATGAGTGACGCCGCAATCGAGCAAGAGATCATCGCCAAGGGATTGACCGCACCGCGCGTCACCCCTGCGAACATCGAAGACAACATCGCCAGCGAACATTACTTCACAGCCGCCGATGGTGTCGGTCGTGCGAGCAAGGGCGAGTCGAGTGTCAGCGGGAAGAACCCTGAAGCCCTTGGCCTGCTGACCTTCTGCGTCCTGGTCCTGCGCAACGGCTTCACCGTCACCGGCGAAAGCGCGTGCGCCAGCCCCGAAAACTTTGACGCCGCGCTGGGTCAGAAGATCGCTCGCGCGAACGCCGTGAACAAGATGTGGCCGTTGATGGGTTACGAACTGAAGCAGCGTCTGCATGACGCTGCTCTGAAGGACGCCGCGGAAATCCGCTGCGAAGGTTGACCAAGGAGAGATGAATGCCTGAACAAACTGCTACTGCCGCCCTCGCGGGCGATAACGGTGGCGCCGGAGCCGGCGCTGCGCAAGGCACGCCGGTCGCCGGCAGTGCCGCGCCCTGGTACGGCCAGGCCGACGAGGCCACCGCCGCCTACATCCAAAACAAGGGCTGGGACAGCCCGATCAAGGCGATCGAGAGCTACCGCAACCTGGAGAAGTTCGCCGGTGGCTCCAAGTCGCTGATCGAGGTGCCAGGCGACGATGCCCCGCCCGAAAAGCTGGGCGAGTTCTACGACCGGCTCGGCCGCCCCAAGGCGCCCGCCGAGTACGGCCTGCAGGTGCCCGAGGGCGCCGACAAGGGCCTGGCCGAGTGGTTCACCAAGACCGCGCATGAGCAGGGCTTGACGGCCCGCCAGGCGAAGGGTCTGTTCGAGCAGTGGAACGCCATGGCCGGCGAGCGTGGCCAGGCCATGGAGGCCGCCCAGGCTGAGGCCACCGAGACGGGCATTCGTGAGCTGAAGCGCGAGTGGGGTCAAGCCTACGACGCCAACATCACCGCGGGCCGGCGCGCTGCCGGCGCGCTGGGCTACGACGAAGCGAAGCTGTCGGCGCTGGAGGGCAAGCTGGGCACCGGCGAGATGCTGAAGCTGTTCGCCACGCTCGGCTCCAAGATGGGCGAACCGTCGTTCGCGGCCGACGGGCGCAGCGGCAACGCTGGCGGCTTCGGCACCACGCCGGCCCAGGCCCAGGCGCAGATCAGCGACCTGAAGCTCGACAAGGGCTTCATGGAGCGGTACATGGGCGGCGACAAGGATGCGATGGCCAAGATGCAGCGTCTGATGGAAGCCGCACATGGAGCGTGATGCGATCCGTCTGGAGATCCTGAAGGTCCTTGTGCCGGCGGCTAGCCGGCTCAGCCTGATGGGTGACGAAATCGTGGAATCTGCTCGCAAGCTGGAAAGCTATGTGGTAGATTCCGCACCCAATGGCGAGGAAGAACCGGACTCGTCGAACCGAGGATTGCTGACGCTGCCCCGCAAGGACAAGCCTAGCGAAACGGTCCCGGACTTCCTGACCCCGCCCCTGGTGGACAAGTCGAACAAACCCCGCCGGTAGTTTTGTTTCGATAAACGAGGTCCACTATGTCCTTTCAAGTGACAACCGCGTTCGTTCAGCAGTACTCGACGAACGTGCAGCTGCTGCTCCAACAGCGCGGCTCCAAGCTCCGCGACGCCGTGAGCGTCGGTTCTTACACCGGCAAGGCCGCCAAAGCGGTCGAGCAGATCGGCGCCGTGACCGCGCAAAAGCGCACCACCCGCCACGGCGACACGCCGATGATCAGCACCCCGCACGCTGCGCGCTGGGTGTTCCCCAACGACTACGAGTGGGCCGACCTGATCGACGATCAGGACAAGCTGCGCATGCTGATCGACCCGACCAGCCCCTACGCCATGAACGGCGCGATGTCGCTGGGCCGCGCGATGGATGATGAGATCATCCTGGGTGCCACCGGCAACAACAAGACGGGCGAGAACGGTTCCGGCGACCAGGCGTTCCTGGCCGGCAACATCATCGCTCCCGCCGCCACCGGCCTGACCATCGCCAAGCTGCGCGCCGCACGTCTGCGCCTGGCCCAGGCCGAGGTCGACATGTCCGCGGAACCGCTGTACTTCGCCGCCTCGGCGCAGCAGCTGGACAACCTGCTGGGCACCACCGAGGTGACGAGCGCCGACTACAACTCGGTCAAGGCACTGACCAAGGGCGAGGTCGACTCGTTCATGGGCTTCAAGTTCATCTCGATCGAGCGCCTGCCCATCGTGGCCGCCAACACCCGCCGCTGCCTGGCCTGGGCCAAGTCCGGTCTGCACCTGGGCCTGTGGAACGACATCAACAGCAAGATCACCGAGCGCCCCGACAAGTCCTACGCCACGCAGGTCTATGTCAAGGGCACGTTCGGCGCCACCCGTGTCGAAGACGCCAAGGTCGTGGCTGTCGACTGCGTGGAAGCCTAAGGAGAAACGAACATGGCAACGACCTACGCTCTCGAAGTCTCGCCCCAGTACGCCACGCCGCCCGGCAAGTCGCCCGGCACCGTGCAGGGCGGTCGCATGCGCCGCTGGCGCGCCACGATCGCGCTGGCCGCACAGCCCAGCGCCGACGTGGTGGTGCTGGCCAACGTGCCCGCCGGCCACACCTTCGCCTACGGCATCCTGACGGGCAGCGTCTCGCTGGGCACGTCCACGGCGGCCATCGGTGTCGCCGGCACGCCGGCCAAGTACCGCGCCGCTGCGGTGAACACCGCGGTCGATACGCCGCTGGTGTTCGGCCCGGCCGCCGCGATCGCCATGGACCCGCTGGGCACCACCGGCGAACAGGTGATCCTGACCATCGGCGCCGCGGCTCTGCCGGGCGCTGGCACGCTGGTCGTCGACCTGTACTACTCGGCCCCGTAAGCCGGTAGTGACCTGACCAGGGGCTGCGCTGTCACAGGTGCGGCCCCTTCTCACATCTGAGGAACCGACATGGCGAAGTTTTTCATCGACGCAGGCGTCGCAACCGAGAAGGATGCGATGGTCAAGCAGGACGGCACCGCGCTGGCGCTGACCAATGGCGTCCGCGTGCTCTATGACGACACGCTGAATCCCCGTCAGCTGGTGGTGCTGCTCAAGCGCATCCGCGACAAGATCAACGAACTGGAAATCGAGTAACGCCATGGCGAAGTTCTTCATCGATGCCGGGGTGAGCACCCCCAAGGGCGACATGAGCAAGCAGGACGGCACCGCGCTGGCGCTGACGGGCTCCGCTCGCATCCTCTACGACGACACGCTGCAGAAGCGCCAGATCGTGGCGCTCATCGAGCAGATGATCGGCAAGGCGAACGAGACGTTTACGCAGAGCGCAGATGGTCCGGTCAATCCGACTCTGCGCACCTCGGCTCCGTTCGATGCGTTCCTGTCCGGCATCCAGAGTTCCGGCACCAACACCGCCCGCATCGCCTGCGGCAACATCAGCCTGGGCAATGCCAACGGCGACGACTGGACGCTCGGCATCCAGACCGAGTGGCGGGACACGAACGTCAACAAGGGCGGTGGCCTGCTAAGCATCGGCAACCAGTCGGACACCCTGCAGACCGCTGCGGGCAACCTGGCGCTGTGGGTCAACGGCTCGGGCACTGCCACTGGCAACCCCTGGTCCATCGACAACTCCTATGCAGGCACCGTGATGCTGTCGGCGCAGGACGACGACAACAACACGGTCACCAGCCGCAAGGTCATCACCACGATGCTGCCCGGCACGCTGGCGCCCTACCCGCTGGTCGGGAAGGCTGGCGTTGTGGCACAGCCTGGCAGCAATTCTCATCTCTTGATGGTGACCTGCCGCGCAGGCGTCATCGAACTGTGGGACGTGGACCCGGTGAACGGTGCGTTCAAACTGGATTGGGGGCCTGGCCTCACCAGCGCGCGCAACGACAACACGCGCGGCTTCTGGAAGACCATCCAGAACAAGCCCCTGTACCTGGGCTTCCTGAACCTCGTGACGCAGACGCCGCGCTCGTACTGGGGCGGCCCGCTGGGCCAGTGCGTGCTGTGGAACGGCGGCGCGATGACCCCGGAGCAGATGGTCATGTTGGCACAAGGCGTTGATGCGCGCGACGTGGTGACCTTCAGCGCCGCGCGTGGTGATCGCTACTGGCCCGGCTCGTCCGTGGGCGGGCAGATGGAGGAGCTGATCGCCGGCCAGCACGGCACCGTCGAGGGCGTGGGCGCATCGTTCATCAGCACCGCTCGTGTGCAGACCGCCGATGCGGGTGTGACGCTGGACTGGCGCGACGGTGTGATCTTCACGGCCGACCCGTCGCCGGCCACGACCAGCACCGTGCGCGCCTGGGGCGCTCGCCGTGGAAACGCCACCGAGGTGCAGGTGCGCATCTTGTCGGCCACTGCGGCGTTTCCTGCCACCGCGCCGGACGAGCTGGTGGGCTGGACGACGATGACGGGCACTGCCCCTGGCCGCTGGGCTGGCGACATCCCCGGCGTCCCCCACGCTGCGGGCGTCCTGTTTAAGGCCGAGACGCGCTACAAGCTGCTTGACGGGAACTGGTCCGCGCCTCTCCGGGCGCACGGCACGTTCGGCTGCGGTGTGGGCGCGCTGGCGCTGGGGCAGTCCATCGTGAGCAAGCTCATGCAGATGTCCGGCAGCAGCCGGAACGTCTCGGCAGGCTCGGTCGGGAAGCTGACGAGCTACGACATGTTCATGCCTATCGGCACGATCAACCGCATCCCGGCAAACAACACCACCGGCTGGCAGAACCGCAACGCCACAGCCTACGCGATCAAGTGGGGCCAGACGGTCGCGGCGGATCTGCTCACGCAGATGACGGGTCAGCGATCGTTCTTCGCGGACATCTCGATCGAAGGCATTGCGATCTCCCGCTACGACGACACGGGAACGACCTGGCAGCGCGTGCAGCAGGTGATGCACGAAGCTCGGACGAAGTACGTCATCTGGAACCAGGGTCACGGCGATCTGACCATGGACCAGGCCGCGCGCTGGGCGGCGATGGACAAGCTGCTCGGTCAGCTCAAGGCCGCCGCCGCAAGCGCACCGGGTGGCGCCTTCGCATTCAAGATGCTGGTCATCCCCGTGGGCTCGGACTGGGTGGACCAGCTCAATAGCATGCGGAACCACGACCTGACTTGGGCGCAGCAGCGCGCGCTAGATGGCGAGCCGGTGAAGCTGTTCACCTCGATCACCGACCAGCCGAACGACGGCGACATGATCCACCCGGCCGCGACATCGGCCGACATGGGCTGCATGTCCGAACGCATCGCAACCGGCCTGGCCTTCGAGCAGGGCTACTCGGCGCAGGACGCGAACGGCGGCTTCCTGGGTGCCGGCACCTGGTCGTGGTTGGCCGGCACGCTCACCGTGGATCTGCCGATCACGGGCGGCTCTGGGACCATTGCCACCCGAGCAGGCGGCACGCCGACTGGCTTCCGCCTGCAACTGGATGGCGGGGGCTCGGTTCTGCCGGCGACATCGGCACTGCTGACTGGCCCGAACCGCGTGCGGCTGACCTACGCTGTCGTGTCTGCGCCAACGTCCGTGAGCTACACGTACATGTCCGGCTACCCGGGCACGGTCGGCAACGGCACCAAGCCGACACTGACCGAGAGCGGCATCCTCGATTGCCTGTTCGACACGCGCAGCACGCCGATGGTGTCCGGCCTGCCGGGCATGCCGGTGATGTCGGTCCCTGCCGCGCGCACCGTCGTGCCGGCATAAGGAGCCCCGATGCCATCGGTCATCGACATCTGCAACAGTGCCCTGGACAAGCTGGGGCAGACCCCCATCACGTCGCTGACCGACGGCAATCGGGCGGCGAAGCTGTGCCAGCGCAATTGGCCGATGGTGCGCGACCAGGTGCTGCGCGATCACCCGTGGAACTTCGCCACGGCGCGCGCCATCCTGGCGCCCACGACCACCGTGCCGGCCTGGGGCTTCGGCGCAGCGTTCCCGCTGCCCACCGATTGCCTGCGGCTCATGGAGGTGCTGGACCACAGCCAGGGCGAGTACCAGGTCGAAGGTGAATCGATCCTGGCTGATGGAACGGTGCTGCGCATCCGGTATGTGCGCCGCATCGAAGACCCCAACGTCTACGACGCGCAGTTCTGCCACGCCGTCTCGATCGCGCTGGCCCTGGACATGTGCGAGGCGCTGACGCAATCGACCACGAAGGTGCAGCTGCTCGACGAGCAGTACAAGCAGGCGCTGCTGCGCGCCGTGCGCACCGACGCGCAGGAGAACCCGCCCGCTCGCTTCGAGGAAGACGAGTGGCTGGCGGTGAGGTACTGACGTGGCGAAGGTCGCACCGATCACCACCACGTTCAACGCGGGCGAGCTGTCGCCGCTCATGCGCGGCCGGGTGGACCTGGCCAAGTACGCCAACGGCTGCGAGCTGCTGGAGAACGGCATCCCGCAGATCACCGGCCCGGTGACCAAGCGGCCCGGCACGCGCTTCGTGCTCGAGGTGGCGAACTCGGCCAACCGCTCGCGCCTGCTGCCGTTCGAGTTCAGCGAGTCGCAGGCGTTCGCGCTGGAGTTCGGCAACAACGTCATCCGCTTTTTCGCCAATGGCGGCGTGGTGCTGGACGGCGGCTCACCCTACTCGATCGCCAGCCCCTACGCATCGACGGAACTGGCCGAGATCAATTTCGCGCAGTCGGCCGACGTGGTGTACCTGGTGCATCCGAACCACGCGCCGCGCAAGCTCGCGCGCTTCGGCGCGACGAACTGGACGCTGACTGAGGTGGACCTGATCCGCCCGCCGTTCCAGGACCTGAACGTCGACGACACCACGCTGATCGCCAGCGCGACCACTGGCGCCATCACAGTGCTGTCCTCGGTGGCGTTCTTCTCGCCGACCGACGTGGGCAAGATTTTCAGCATCGGCGTGATCCCGGCGTCGCAGTACGACGCGTGGGAGATCAGCGAGCCCTACACCGTCGGCGACATCGTGCAGACGCAGGGGCGCGTCTACGAGGCCATGAGCAGCGGCACCTCGGGCACGCTGCCACCACTGCACACCAAGGGCACCGAGTCGGACGGCGGCGTGGCCTGGAAGTACCTGGGCGACGGCACCGGCTACTTCGAGGTGACGGCGTACAACAGCCCCACCTCGGTCAATGCCACCGTGATCCAGACGCTGCCGATCACCACGGCCACGACGCGCTGGTCGCGCGGCGCCTGGTCGGACAGCGACGGCTGGCCGCGCACGGTCACCTTCTACGAGGACCGGCTGTGGTTCGGCGGCACGACCAGCCGACCGCAGACCTTGTGGTTCAGCGTCACCGGCGACTATGAGAACTTCACCGCCGGCACGAACGACGATGACGGTGGCAACTTCACGATCAACACCCAGGACCTGAACACGATCACCTGGCTGTCGCCCGGCAAGGTGCTGGCCATCGGCACCACGTCGGGCGAGTTCACGATCAGCGCCACGCAGATCACCGACCCGATCACGCCGACGAACGTGCGCATCACGCCGCAGACCACCTACGGGTGCCGCGGCGACGTGCGGCCGCTGCGCGTGGCCAGCTCGATCCTGTTCGTGCAGCGCGCCGGCCGCAAGGTGCGCGAGTACACGTACAACTTCGAGACGGACAGCTACGTCGCGCCGAACCTGAACTCGCTGGCCGACCACATCACACAGAGCGGTCTGGTGGACATGGCCTACCAGCAGGAGCCTTCGCAGGTGGTATGGGCACCGCGCGCCGACGGCCTGCTGACCGGCCTGACCTACGAGCGCGCCGAGGACGTGGTGGGCTGGAACCGGCACACGCTCGGCGGCGCCGTCGAGTCGGTGGTCACTCTGCCCCACTGGGACGGCGACCAGGACGTGCTGTGGCTCATCGTGCGCCGCGAGATCGACGGCGTGCAGCGCCGCTATGTCGAGTACATGGAGAAGTACCGCACCGATGTGCAAGCCTTCTTCGTCGACAGCGGCCTGACCTACCAGGGCGCGCCCGTCACCAGCCTGAGCGGCCTGGGTCACCTGGAGGGCCGAGAGGTCGACGTGCTGACCGACGGAGCGGTGCACCCGCGGCGCACGGTGACGGCCGGCGCGATCTCGCTGCAGCGCCCGGCCAGCACCGTCGTGGTCGGCCTGCCGTACACGATGCGCGTGCGCCCGATGAAGTACGAAGCCGGGTCGCAGAACGGCACGGCGCAGGGCAAGACCCAGCGGATCAACGGCGTGGTGATCCGCCTGCATGAGACGGGACCCGGCCTGTGGTACGGCTCACCTAGCAGCATGGACGAACTCGACATGCGATCGGGGCTCGACTTGATGGACAACCCGGTGCCTCTCTACACCGGCGACTCGGAGATGAAGGCGTGGCCGGAGGGCTACGAGGCGGGGGCGCGCGTGCAGCTGGAACATCGGTTACCGCTACCGTGTACCATCGTGGCCCTCATGCCGCAGTTGTCCACCTATGATCGTTAGGCCCTGGGTCAAGGGCGATTCGGCCCGTGTCCTGCTCCAGCCGGCGCAGCAGTACACCGCCGACATCGCTGATGTCACCAGCGATCTGACCGACCTGTCGAACCTAGGCCTGGCTTGGACCGGCGAGCATGCCGGCCAAGTGATCGCTTGCGGTGGCCTGCTGCCCCACTGGCCGGGCCGCGCGACCGCATGGATGCTGATCGGCCAGAGCGCTGGCCCGCACTTCGCAGCGATCCACAAGCATGTGGCGCGCGGTCTGCTGACCCACCCGTACCGGCGCGTCGAGGCGCACGTCGACGTGGGCTTCACGGCTGGCATCCGATGGATGAAAATGCTGGGGTTCGAGATGGAAGCATACAAACGAGCGTACCGACCCGATGGCGCGGACATGCTCGAATTCGTGAGGATCAGGCGATGACAGGATTCGAGGCGTTGTTCGCGGGGGCCGGTGCAGGCGCTGGCGCAGCTGGCGGCACCGCGGCGGCCGCAGGAGCGGGTACGGCTGCAGCTGCTGGCGCAGGAACTGCCGCTGCAGCCGGTGGCGCTGCAGCTGCTGGTGGTACGGCAGCCGCGGCCGGCGCAGGCTGGGGCACCTATGCCGCCTACGCTGGCGCGGCGCTGTCGGCGCTGTCGGCCTACCAGACCGGCCAGGCACAGGGTGCGGCGGCCGACTACAACGCGGCGGCCGCGGCCTCCGAGGCGGCGTCGCGCGAGCGCGCGCAGCGCGAGGAAGCGTGGCGCCGCCGCGGCTCGATCGCCGCGCAACTGGGCAAGTCCGGCGCCACCGTGGCCGGCACGCCGCTGCTGGTGCTGGCTGAGTCGGCCGCCAACGCGGAAATTGACGCGCTGAACACCCGTTACAGTGGCGGGATGCAGCAAGACATCTATCGATCATCGGGACGCAACGCGCGCACCGCCGGCACCATCGGCGCCGGCGCATCCCTCCTAACCGGCTACGGCCTGACCCGCTGAGAACACCATGGCACGACTCAACATGTACGAGCAGCAGACGGCGCTGAACGCGCCGCGCGCTGACGCCGGCTCCTTCGGCGCCGGGGTGGCGCAGGCCGCCGGCCAACTGGGTGGCGCCGCGCTGGACCTGGGCGTGCAGATGAAGCGCCGCGAGGACGTGATCGATCGGGTGCAGCGCCTGAACGACTTCGATGCCTTCGCGCAGCAGGCGCTGACCGCCGTTGACGGCACCGACGACATCGCCAAGAAATCCACCGTCGACTCCTACGCCCAGGGCCTGCGCGAGCAGGCTGCGAAGGTGCTGGGCGCGCACGGCGGCACCAGCGCGTCGCGCGCAGAGCTGCAGGCCCAGCTGGACAACCAGGTCGGCCAGTATGTCAAGAGCGCCACCGGCGCGCAGGTGAAGGCTCAGCAGCAGTTCATCGGTCGAGCAGTCGAGCAGTCGGCCAACGCGCTGGCCATCTCGGGCGCGGCCGCGCCGCAGATGCTGCCGCAGCTGTACGAGCAGTTCGACCAGAAGCTGAGCACCTTCGCCGATGCGCTGTCGCCCGAGCAGTTCGCTGCGTATCGCGAAGCCGGCCGCTCGCAGATCGCCACCGGGGCCATCGATCGGTCCCTGACCGACGGCAACTGGACCGCCGCGAAGAAGATGCTCGAGAACCCCGAGATCGGCAAGTACCTGAACCCGACGGCCGCGCGCAAGTTCGCCGTGGACATCGCGGTCGACGAGCACAAGGCCGGCATGGAGACGAAGCGCCAGGACGCCAACGTGCGCAACCTGACGCGCCTGGCCGGCCGTGACCTGACCCCGGCAGAGGTGCAGCGTGCGCGCGACCTGCCGGCGAAGAAGGACATGACCACCTCGGACAAGATCGCCGAGCTGGAGCTGGTCACTGGCCGCCGCGCGACGCAGGCCGAGATCAACGAGCTGTTCAATATCGACCGCGGCACGGCCGGCGGCGCCTTCGGCAACAGCATGGAGGGCCGGGCCTGGTCCACCGTCACCGACAACGCGCCGGCCTACGCCGCCGGCCTGCTGTCGCCCGAGCAGCGCCGCCAGTACGAAGCGTCGCTGGCCATCCTGGGCAAGCCCACCACCCGCATCAACCCCCTCACCCAGCAGATGGAAACCATCTCCCCCGAGCTGCCCTCCTGGGTGCGCCAAGCCGTCCAACAAGGCCAGAGCTACGGCGCGCAGGGTGGCGGCGGGGGCGGCGCAGCGCCGGGCCAGCGCGTGCGCCTGACCGACGCCGCTGGCCAGCCGGTGGGTGAGGCCGTCGTGGGTCCCGATGGCACCTGGACCATGACCGGCAACCCTGGCGCGCAGTGGTCGGCCCAGCGCGACATCCCGCAGGCCAGCGCCCCGGCGGGCGGCGTCAGCACACCGTCGAACCAGCAGGGCATCCCGGCCACACCACAGACGGCCGGCGACGCAGGGCGCACGATTTGGGAACGCCGCTCAAACATCGTCGGGCCGGTGGCGGCCGCGTCGTCCGCGGTGAACAGCATCCCCGGCGTTGGCCCAGCCATCGCTGGCACGCTCATGGGTGAGGAACAGGTGCGCCAGCAGGACGCCGACCGCACGTTCGTCGAGAATGCGTCGCGCGACCTGATCCGAGTGCTGCAGAACAACCCTCAGTTCGCCGAGGGTGAGCGCAAGGCGTTGGAGAAAGAGCTGTCGATCGGCACAGAGGTGTTTCGCAGTGTCGAGTCCTACGAGGCCAAGTTGATCGGCGTGGCGCAATCGCTAACGAAGCGGAAACTCGACGCCCAGCGATCGTTGGCGAGTAACGCCATCAGTGGCGACGAGCGGAAGCGCGCCATGGACAACATCCAAGCCATCGACAACTTCATGACGAATCTCGGCATTCCCGCTGCGCCGAAGACCATGGAGGAATACAACGCACTCCCTCCCGGTACGCGAATGATGGACTCCAAAGGCAAGGAGTGGACCAAGTAATGGCTGAACTCGACTTCGCCGCGCTGGGCGCAAAACCTGTCGTCAAGGGCGACGGTGCCGAACTCGACTTCGCCGCGCTGGGCGCCAAGCCGGCAGGTCCTGGTCGACCCACTGGCCGGGAGATGGCCGGCGCGGCGCTGGAGGCGGGCGGCCGGGCCGGACTGCAGGGCGCGGGCGTGCTGGCCGGCGCCGGCTCGGGCGCGGCGCTGGGCGCACCGCTCGGCCCGGCCGGTATCGTCGCTGGCGGCCTGATCGGCGGCGCGCTGGGCTACCAGGCCGGCGACATGGCGGCCGAGGGTGGCCTGGGCCTGCGCAGCGCGCAGCAGCTGCCGCAGCAACTGCGCCCGGCCGGCGTGTTTGGCGAGGCCGTGGGCGGCGCTGTGCCGTTCGCTGCAGCACCCTATGCTGCCGCCGGCCTGGGCCTGCGGGCCGCCGAGCGCGGGGTCGGTGAGGTCGGCTACAGCGGCGCCGGCAGCGCGGTCGGCGGGTTCCTGAACAGCATCGTCGAGATGGTACGCCGCCGCCCGGTGACGGCCGGCATGGCCGAGGCCAGCAGCGCCGTGTCGTCCGGCTACGGGGCCGCGGTGGCCGAGACGGTGCGCCCCGGAGACGAGGGGTTCCGCACCGGCGCTGAGACGATCGCCGGCCTGACGAACCCTGCGGCGCTGGCCATCGCCGGCACCACCAAGGCCCTGAGCACCGTGAAGTCGGTCATCGGACGCTTTGGCCCGGCCGCCCAGCGCACCGAGGCTGCGAAGTCCCTGGCCATGATCGTCAACCAGACCGGTGAAGACCCGGTGATGCTGGCGCGCGCGCTGCGCGCCGCCGGTGCGCGCAGCGACATCGCCGGGCTCACCTCGGCGCAGATCACCGGCTCGCCGGCCCTGGCCGCCCTGCAGACCCACCTGAGCCGGGTGAACCAGCAGTTCGGCGCCGAAGCCGCCACCGCGGCGCGCGAGGGCCTGGACGCCACGCGCATGCTGATCGGCGAGCTGCAGAAGACCGGCGACCCGGCGGCCCTAGCCGCGGCCGGTGAGCTGCGCCAAGACTACTACCGCACCCTGCTGTCGCAGTCGGTCGCGGTGGCTGAGGCCGAGGCGATCAAGAAGGCCGGCAAGGTGTCGCGCAACCTGACCACCGCTGACCGCGAGCGCATCAGCCTGGCCGCGCGCGACGCGCTGGACACGTCGCTGTCGGGCGCGCGCCAGGTCGAGACGGAGCTGTGGGGCAAGGTCGACGGGGCGCGCGAGGTGCAGCCGAACAACCTGCAGCAGACCTACAACGAGATCGTGGCCGAGACGCTGCCCGAGCTGCGCGGAAAGAAGATCCCCGCGGTCGTGAAGAACTTCCTTGATCGAGTCAGCAAGCCGCAGGAGGGCGAGTTCAGCTACGACCCGGCCACCATGTCGGTGAACCCGATGGAGACGCGACCCGTTGGGTCCAACGCCGCCGAGATGCGCAAGCTGCGCTCCGAACTGCTCGCGCTCTCCCGCGCCGCCGCGCGCGACCCGGACCAGGCCGGCATGGAGCGGGTCTACAGCGATCTCGCCGAGGCGACGCTGGACGACATGGACGCCGCGTTCAAGGCCGGCGGCGACCGCGCCTATGACGAGGCGCGCACCTTCACGCGCGAGCTGAACGAGACGTTCACCCGCTCGTTCGTCGGCCGCGCCACCGGCACCGGCAAGTACGGCGACCGCGTGGCGCCCGAGGTGCTGCTGACCAAGGCCCTGGCCAGCGGTCGGCAGGCCGGCGACCTGCAACTGAACGAGCTGGCCGAAGCCACCCGGTTCCTGCCGCAGCGCGGGTTCAGCGACGATTCGGCCTACCGCACCATGATGGGCGCGCAGGAGCAGATGCTGCGCATCGCTGCCGCCGAAGCTGTCGACCCGGCTACCGGCGTTGCCAAGCCCGAGAAGGTGCGCGAGTTTGTGAAGCGCAACGTGGAGCTGATGAATCGCTTCCCCGAGGTGCGGCAGGATCTGCTCGACGCCACGAAGTCCGAAGACCGGCTGCGCCAGCTGAGCAACCGGGCCAAGAACGTGCAGGATCTGACCGATCGTCAGGGCGCGTTCGGCGTGGCGCTGGGTGGCAGCGGGCGCACCGCAGCGAGCCGCGCCGAGGCTGCGCGCCTGGCCACCAACCGCGTGCTCGTGTCGCCCAACCAGGAGGCCGAGCTGGACCGCCTGGTGCGCGTGGCGCAGGGTGGTGCTGCTGGCCGTGCCGGGCGCATCGACCAGCTGGCCGCGGCACGCGGCGCCACCGGCAACGGCCGGATCGAGATGCTGGACACCGACAAGGCCATGGGCGGCCTGTCGCGCTCCCTGGTCGAATCGGCTCTGGACAAGTCGACGCCGCGCACCGGCCCCAACGCCGGCACGCTGGACATCGCCACGTTCCGCGACATCATGACGCGCCCCACCGAGCGCGGACAGAAGCCGCTGATCACGTTGATGCAGGAGAAGGGCCTGATCGACGACAAGACCGCGGCCAACATGAAGCAGCTGTTCCAGCAGGCCGACAACATCAGCGAGGCGCAGAACCCGCGCACCGCGGTGACGGTCAACGAGTCGGTGACAGGTCGCGCCATGACCATGCTGGCGCGCATCGCCGGCTCCAAGGCGGCGGGCGCCATGCAGGCGGCCACCGGCGGCGGGGGTGGCAGCTCCATCATCGTGCACGGTGCGGCCGCGCGCTTCGCTGACGAATTCATGAACAAGCTGCCGATCCAGAGCGCCAACAAGGCGCTGACCGAGGCCATGTTCGACCCTGAGAAGATGGCGCTGCTGCTGACGAAGATCGACAGCACGCCAGAGTCGGCGAAGGCCGCGCGCCGGGTCAACGCATGGCTCGTACAATCCGGCCTGCTGCGCGACCCTGAAACCGAACAGGAACAACCTCGATGACCATCAGCACCACCACTTCGCGCGTCGAGTACACCGGGAACGGCGTCACGACGATTTTCGCCGTCCCATTCCGCTTCCTCGAAAACGCCCACATCGTCCTGACCGCACTGGCGATCGACGGGTCGCAAACTCAGTTGTCGCAGGGTGCCGATTACACGCTGGTCGGCGAAGGCGACGATGACGGCGGCACGGCCACCCTGACCGTCGCGCCGCAGTCAGGAAGCTATCTCATCGTTCGCCGCGTGGTGCCGGCAACGCAGGAAACCGATTACATCAGTGGCGATCCATTCCCTGCCGAATCGCACGAGGCGGCGCTGGACAAGCTCACGATGCTGGTGCAGCAGGGCGAGGAGGTGGATGCGCGCACGCTCAAGTTCCCCGTGGGCGACTTGGGGTGGCAGGTCGGCGACCTTCCTCCGGCCGCCCAGCGCGCCAACAGAGTGCTGTCGTTCGACGATGCCGGAAAGCCCAGCACCGCGGTGCTGTCGGAACAGTCTGCTGCCGGATTGCAGCTGTTTCTCGCCGGCCCGAGCGGGTCGTCGGGAATCGGGTTCATTCAGTCCGGCACAGGCGCTGTTCCTCGCACGCAGCAGGCGAAGGACCGTGAGATCGTGGCCGTCACCGATTACGACACGGTGGCGAACGCCATTGCCGCAACGTCGCGCAGCCAGCAGTCTGTCTACGTCCCCGCCGGCACTCACGTAGTGACGGACATCGTGGACCTGTACGGACGCGAGTTCGAGGGGCCTGGTGAAATCGTGAAGCCCGACCCGCTGGGCGGCGTGCATCGCCTGAACACCTACACCACCCGTTACGGTGTGATGCATTGCGGCAAGCAGTTCCTGTCGCGCATCTGGAAGCGATTTGCATTAGGTCAGCCCAGCTCACTCGGCACGCTACGATGGGACGCCTACGGTGACAGCACGGTGTCGGGCGGGCAGGGTGAGTCGGTGCCGTTCAACATCACCAGCTTGGTGCCATTCCTCCTGAAGTCGAAGGGCTTGGGGAACGTCGTATTCACGAATCGCGGCGTCGGCGGAACGATGATAAACGCGCTCGATGCGATCCCCAACCTGTCGAACCTGAGCGATATCATCTCGATCAAGTACGGCGTGAACGATGGTGGCAACCCTCTGGGGACTCGTCTGGCCACGTTCGCCGAGACGCTGGACGCCAAGCTGACGGAAATTCGCGCACACCCGTTCGGCGGCCTGGATGTTCTGTCCATCGTCCTGATGGCGCCGAACTCGACCAATGACAGTCCGGCGCAGCGCGACGAGCGATGGTACGAGCAACTGCGAGGGATCTACATTGCCGCAGCGCGCAAGCACAACTGTGCGTTTTACGACACCTACGCGTACATGCCCGATTCGCGGGAGGCTGCGGGTGACTGGATGGACGACCCTTTTGGCGACGGGCGAGCCATTCATCCATGGGACCAAATGCAGTCGTGGATATGGGGCGGCCTGGTCGACTGGATGTTCCCCACGGCCGAAGTCGCACGATATGCGCTGAACAATTTCCATCATCAAGGATCGATCAGCGATCTGTGGAGCAGCGCCAGCGCACCGGACCAGTTCATCTACGGACAGCACTGGCAGCGCGCCACAGTCGCCAACGGGGCGCCGTTCGAGGGTGTCATGATGACCTGCCGGCACGCCGACCAGCCGGTGATGCAGACGCTGTACGGCTACGCGGCAAACGTGGTCAAAATCGTACATCGCACGGCCAACATCGGCGCGAACAACTGGAACCGCTGGTCTGGCGGCGTGGTGCCGGAACCCTTGGCGCTGTCCAATGGGTGGGTGAACTACGGTGCTCCGTTTGGCACACCAACCGCGGCAGTCGACGGGCATGGCTTCTGTCACGTCAAGGGTACGGTGATGAACGGCACGGTGGCTCCGAACACCGTGATCGCCACGTTGCCGGCGGGCATGGCGCCAGCAGAAGAAAGTATTCACGTTGTCGGAATCAATGGTGGCACATGTCAGCTCAAGGCGACCCCTGCGGGGGAGATCGTCGTGCAGACAGCGGCGAGCGCGGGTTACACGTCACTGACCATGGCGTTCAAGGTGGCGTGAGGTGAACCAGAACGGTCTGGACTTCATCGGCTTCGTCGTCTTCATGGCGGCATGGGCCTTCAACGCCGAGGTGGCCGCCGTGATCGGACCGTACATGGCGATCATCATCGCGGCGTCATGCGGTGCGGGGCTGTCCCTGAGCGCGCGGCCGAAGACTACGCGCGTCAACGCGATCGCCTACTTCTTCATCGTGGGCACCATGGCGTCGATCTTCACCGGGAGCATCGCCGCCATCCTCGCTTGGGCGCACCCGGGGCTTTCTGAGAGAGCTTTGCTTGCACCTGTTGCATTTGTCATCGGTTGGATTGGGGATGATTGGCGCGGCTTCCGACAGAATACGAAGGAATTCATCCGAGACTCTGTGTTTCGCAAACGCGGGGGCGACCGATGATGGAGTTCTATCTGATCGAACGCAGCATGTTCGCGCTGGGCAACGCCACGATGTGCGCGGCGGCGCTGGTGATTATCATTTGTCGGATCAACGCAATGACCCGGCAGACGCGGTTCATCGTTCGCTTCGCGCACACCGTCGGCGCCGGAGCCATGATCTACTCGATGGCCAGCTTCTCACTGGACGATTGGCCGAGCGGTGCTCGCATAGCCCTCATGGTATACATCCTATGTGAACTGTGGGCGAGCAGGCACGCATGGCGCAGTGCGCGCGGGGACACCCCGCCACCTTCAGCGACGATCCCTGGCCCACTGGAGCCGCACCGATGAACGTTGATCAGATCCTGCGCGTCGGCATCAAACCCGCGTTGAAGTTGCTGCCTGGCAAGATGGACACGCCGCAGGCGCGCGTCATGCTGCTGGCCATTGGGCTGCAAGAATCGAACTTCGCGCACCGGCGCCAGCTGGTCGGCGACCCACCCGAGCCCGACGGCCCCGCCAAGAGCTTCTGGCAGGCTGAGCTGGGCGGCGGCATGGTGCGCGGCGTGCGGCTGCACGAGGCGACCCGCCTGCACGCCGCGATGCTCTACAAGGCCCGCGGCGTGCCGCCCAGCGACCAGGCGATTTGGGACGCAATCGAGAACGACGACGTGTTGGCAGCCGGGCTGGCGCGTTTGCTGTTGTACAGCGACCCGGCGCGCCTGCCGGCGGCCGAGGACGTGGAGGGCGCGTGGCAGCTGTACCTGCGCACATGGCGCCCCGGAGCCTGGGCGCGCGGCACGCCAGCGCAACGCAAGGAGCTGCGCCTGAAGTGGGCGACCAAGCACGACATCGCACGCACGTCCGGGGTTCAGTTGTGAGCCGCTGGCGCTTCCACATCCCACTGCAGGCCGTCGGCATCGTCGTCACGCTCGCGCGGGCCGTGCTGGTCTACGTGCTGGTCGGCATGCTCGCGTGGAAGATCG